TTTCAGGAGCAAGTGCGTTAGCAAGCGCTACAGTAAGTGGTTCATTGACTGTAGGTACCACTGGAGTTGGTTATATTTCAGCTGCTAATGCTTTAAGTATTTCAGTATCTGCTGTAAACGGCAATATTAACATCACACCTGGTATTAGTGGTTTTGTAAGTATTACAACCTTATCCGCTAATGCGATTTCAGCTTCTAGTATTACTCTAAACAACTTATCAATTAATCCTCAGAGAACTAATTTTTATTGGAACAGTATAGTAAACGGTAGCCCTACTACAGTTGGCGGTTCACTCAGCGGTAGTAACACTAGCTTTATTAGTAACAACTACGGAGTACAGTTAACCCCAGCTACTAACAGTTACGGTGGGTTTGTTGTATGGAATATACCTCAAATAAACTACACAACAGATTTTACCGTACAAACCAGTTTTACAAGTTTTGGTGGCACCGGTGCAGATGGTCCGTACGTATTAATAGGTAGTGCATTAAGCGCTTTACCGTTTGGTAACCCTAATCTTTCTCAATTTGTTGGTTTAAGCGCGGTGGGCTTACAAGTACACTTTTATAGTGCTGCAGAACAGTTTGAAGCAAGTTGGAACGGCAACACAAATACGTTAAATATACCGTTTAATCCTACAGGGCAAACCAGTAGTTCTGGTAGTGTAACAGTATACAACTCCAGTGCATCTACGGTGAGTGCATCCACATTCTATACATTAAAGTTAGAGTTTAGAACAATAGGCAGTAACCGTTATATGGATTTTTACTTAAATAATAACCTACAAGGTAGCTTTAACATAACAGGCCTTAACTTTGGCGGTACATATTGCGCAGTCGGTGCTTATACAGGTGGTTCTACTTCAAACAACTATTGTAGAAGTTTTCGTGTAGATCAGTAAGGTAATGTATGATATTAGGAAACTTTAGTACAGGTAATACGGTTTTTTACGATGTCACCCCAGTACCTACATTAGCAGGTAGCTTATTATTTACAGGGGGCAGTACTAGCCACGGTGGTTCATATTTAAGTCTCAGTCCAGGTATATCTATAGCTGGTGGTGCCTACACTATTGAAGGCTGGTTTCAATTACCTAATTTTACTAACGCTTACGGTATAATGGGTGCTAATGCTGTATGGGGTTTGAGTTTATTTGTTACTAATTCTACCACCATAACCACAGATAGTTATGGCGGTCACGGGCAGTTTTCATATACAGTTCCTACGATGAGTGTAAACAAGTGGTATTATTTTGCTTTAACAAGAAATAGTAGTAATCAAGAAACGCTATTTCTTGGAAGTACGCCAGGTCTTTCTGCAGCTAGAAGTTCATCTGGTGTGCAAACAAATACTATAAATTACTATACGTCATCAAACCCTACTAACGATATTGGAACATATTACGGACAAGAATGGCCGGGTTATATGACTAATTTGAGAGTTGTAGTCGGTTCAAATGTTTATGACCCAACACAAACAAGTATTACAGCACCGAACGCTCCATTAACCGCTATAACTAATACTCAATATTTAATGTTAGGTAATGCAGTAACAACTGATAGTAGCGGAATACAAACAGTAACAAGTCACGGTACAATAACTCAATCATCAACAAAGCCGTTCTAATATGTATATAAACAATCTTACAGCTATAAATGAAACCTTTATTGAATACACACCTGCATATTCCGGTACAGATGCTATATTAAGTGCATTAATTAATGCTGCAAGTATATCTGCTTATAATGCAGCAGCAATAGGTACCTGGGTAACTGTTACAAGCGCTGATTATTTTAGTGTTATAAACAATGTTACAGGTGCAACAACTTCTGGTATGCTGGCACGAGAGTTATCTTCCACCTATAATAATGCGTTTGCAGCTAACTATGCTACCATTACGAACACCGTTTACTCTTCTGCAGCAGGCGGTACATACTTTATTGCATTTGCTGCAAGACCGGCTGGTACTAACGCTACTGTTTGGCCATTATATTCATATACCTGGGAAGGTACGTATTATAGTATATTAAGTGCACAAGGTAATGGTAGTAACACTACAACTAATACATACTGGGTAAACAAGAAACCTACAATAAATCTTTCAGCTACTGGGTATGTAGCTGTAGGTATGAACACAAATGCAAGTTGGTATAATAATAATACTGATCCAGATTATGCAGCTGCATATAGTGCTCCGGCTAATCAGCATATTGTCACCCCTCCAGGTAGTGCGTACTGGACCGGGCCATGGACAACTTACACAGGTGCGTATCCGTACTTCCAAATAGTAGGTACAACAACAAAGCAGTGGTAATTTAACAAATCCAGTATATAATAACAGTTAACAGTGTAAATAATATATAATGGCACAGAATCAACAGAACTATTTTCAGAAGTCGTTTAATAATTTCGTAAACAAATTACCTTATAACGGCAACTCCACCGTAATTGATAATATTTCTGAAATTAATCCAAAATTCCAGACATTTTGGAAAATAGGTAGTACTCAACAAGAAAGAAACTTAAGACAAGCTGTATCGGTTGTACAAGATCCTAAAGATCCTGCAAGCAATCTAAACGGTATTATTGTAGATAAAGGCTATCACGATTATCTATACGCTTTAATTGATACAGACAAAGCTAAGAGGGTTGCGGATTACCGTATTATGGCTTCTTATGCTGAAATTAGCCACGCATTAGATGAAATTTGTGATGAAGCTTTAGTTAAAGATGACAAAGGTCATTATGCTGTATTACATATCAATGAAAAATTTGATAACGTACAAAAGAAAGAACTACAAAAAGAATACCAACATGTTATTGAGTTATTTAACCTAGACAACAGAGGTTGGGAATATTTTAGAACGCTTTTAATTGATGCTGAAATTTTCTTTGAAAACGTAATTAACGAAAACAATCAAGAAGCTGGTATTATTAGTTTAGTACAGATACCAACAGAACACATTAATCCTATTTTTGATAATGTTCAGAATATGATTATTAAAGGGTTTATTTTACGTAAACCTGTTCCTAAGGATCAGCAAACCGGACAAATAAACCAGAATAATAGAGGTCCTTCTGGCGGTCCGAAGAAAGATGGTATGGAAATCATACCTTTAGAGCGTCATCAAGTAACCTATTTTCACTCTCATACATGGAACGAAAGCAAAACAATTCGTTTACCTTATCTTGAAGTAGCTCGTCGTGCATACAAACAGCTTTCATTAATTGAAGATAGTATCGTTGTTTATCGTTTAGTTAGAGCACCAGAACGTTTAGTATTTAATGTAGACGTAGGTAATATGCCTGCACCTAAAGCAGAAGCATATTTAAAACGTTTAATGCAAAACTATTGGTCTAAACGTACCTATGATAACGATCAAGGTGGTAATATTAATGTTTACGACCCACAATCAATGTTAGATAGTTATTGGTTCGCTAAACGTAACGGTGACCAAGGCACTAAAGTGGAAATGTTAAAGGGTGGTGAAAATTTAGGTAAACTAGAAGATTTAAACTATTTCGTTACCAAGCTTTATAAAGCATTACGTGTACCATCAAGCAGGTTAATGCCTGATACGAAGTTTGCTGATGGAGCTGAAATTTTTAGAGAAGAACTTAAGTTTGCTAAGCTTATTATTAGAATGCAAAGACATTTTGCATCTACTATTAAAGAAACATACATTACACATTTAAAGCTTAAGGGACTGTGGAAAGAGTATAAATTAAAAGAAAACGATGTAGCAGTTACTTTTAACCCTCCTTCTCATTTCTCAGCAATGAGAGATCAGCAGCTAACCGAGCTTAAATTTAAGAATTTTCAAACCGCTACACAGACAGAAAATACAATTGCTAAATCATACGCTCTTAAGAAGTATATGAATTGGAATGATGATGAAATTCTCGCTAATAGAGAATGGTTAAAGAAAGATGCTGCCTTTACTTGGGAAGTAACTCAAATAACTAACCTCGGTAAGAATTGGAAAGAAGCTTTAACACAACAAGGTGGAGCACCAGAAGCAGGTGGTGGTCCATTAGGCGGTGGCGGTGCTGCACCAGGTGCAGGGGCTGCTCCTTCATTTGGTCCAGGACCTGGTCCAGGCCCAGAAGCTGGTGCAGAGGTAGGTGGCGCTCCAGAAGCAGGTGGTGGTCCTACACCAGCCCCAGGCGGTGCCGGTGGAAGCGCTTTACCGCCAACCTAATTACCCTAAGAAAAATAGAGGTGGTTCTTGAACTTCCGATATACCGCTCTTTAATTCATCTTCAAGAGCTTTCTTTTCAGTAACACCTTGATTCATTAGTTCTTGATACTGTATAGTACCTTGACCAAATAATTGAGTACCACCGAACTTACCACGGGTATTAGCTACTGCTATTTTAATTAAAGCTTTAGCATACTCCATTACCCAGCGTTCTTTTACAAGATCTTTAATTGGGCGTTCAAGATAAACACCTACACAACCCCAATAACGGTAGCCGTTTGCAGCTTTTGTATTAGGTTCAGGTGTAATTCTTAGTACTTGTGTACGAGGATCAAAGCGGCAGTATTGCTTCTGTGCAAATAATTTTTCACGCGTCTTTAACCAGTCCTTTAACACATGCCAGGTAATTAAGTCAAATGCTTTACTACCTAAACTATATGCAAAGTGCATTTGCTGTGCCATTGATTGTTCAATAGTAAACAATGTATTGACACCTTCATTAGTACCTTCCTGGAAATTGTATATATCAATAACCCTTCTATAATCATTCATATCATAATCCCAGCCAGATTGAAATGTTGAATCCCATGCTGAGATTTCTGGAGTATAATTGATAAGGGTTGAAAGCTTAATACCTTGACCGGGAGTATATAATGAAGAATCAAATATTAATAGTTCTTCTGTACCTGGTGTAAAACGGGTAAACAATTCAATTGCATATGCAATCATATCATATGCTGCATTACATGCAATTTCAAGATTGATTAGAGGTGCACCTAATTGAAAAAAGATACGCTCTGCTAACATATCGTAGCTTTGTATACGATTGTTTAAATTGGTAGAAAGAAACGCTGCAGGGCCTACTGTTGATACTGCGCTAGGTGCTACATATTGTAATTGAGAAAAAGAATATGTGCTAGCAGGTTTTGCAGCAGCTTGATTTATTTGTACAGTTATTAAATTTGAATTTTGACCAGATATACCCTGTACAATGCTATTGTTTATACCATTACCATTTGCAAACCAACCGACTTTTACGTCGTTAATACTAGGAGGGTTCCCACCAGAAAGAGGAAACCCGACACTACTAAAAAAATTTAACGTACTGCCACTAGTACTATATACATTAGTGTATGCTGGAGTCGGGTTGTAATTATAAGCCATACCTATACTTAGGAGGCCTTAAGCACTGGGATTACTCTTTTTAATAGCTCTTCTGCACTTACAAACGCTTCTTTTATATATGGCCTATCCCACCAAAACCCATATTGATCAGGTCTTAAATACTTGCGATCTTTCAAGAGATTAGTGTTTTGCTTATAACCATATATATTAGGATCGGATTGACCAAACAATACAAATCCGTTTTTAATTTTATAGTATGAACAGAAATGATTAAAAAAGTTATCTACAGAGAACCAAGCATCGCAATCTTGAACTAATTTATAAAGTTCTTCTTGAGAAAGGTTGTGCTTAATATTAGTAGCTTCTTTTAATACTTCTTCACCGGCTACTCCTATCTGCACCACTTCAATATCAGGTAACTCTTTTTTTAATAAAACTAAAAACTCATCCCAATAAGGATAATTTTTAGGGTTAACCATACTCGGGTTAACATTATTTTTAAAAGTTTCTGGCGGTAATTTCTGCGAGTAAGGACTTATTATAATTTTCATAGGTATACTTTTTTGTATGCGTCGGTTACGCTATTTTTCCAATTATTATCAAACATGTACTTGTATACATTTTGCGTGTCTTCATTAACGAAAGGTTTTGCATCTGCTAAAGAACTTAATATTATTCTTTCGTCTTTAATGTCCCAAAAACAATCAGGGTGACAGCAAGCAATTACCATCTTACAACCTTTATTACGTTTTAATAGTTCGGGTATTAAAGGTTTGAATGCATAATGATCGCCTCTGCCACTGTTTAAAAAGTAAAAACGGTAATTGCTTATATTAACATTCCACTGTGATAATTTATCACGGAATATCATTTCGTCATTATGAGCCATTCTATCATCTTTCTCACTACGAATACCACCGGTCTGGTAATGAAAATGCCATGTAATAAGGCCTGTTAAAATTAACAACTTCCAACCAGCTCGTTTCATTTCATAAGTGAATATTGTTTCCTCTCGGTGTCCCTTTCTGGATAGTCCCTTTTCATAACCAAACGCAGCTGCTTCAACTCTATACATAAATGTACTACCTTGAAGATGGTCTACTTCCTTTACTTTAAGTTCGGTTTTATAGTTCCATTGTTCATTTAACCCTAAAAATATATCTTCAATTTTATTTGAAGCTAATTCATTATTAAAAGGGTTCTTAGGATCTACAATAGAAGGCCCTACCGCTCCTACTTTAGGGTCAGCGCTAATGTACTGATACATTTCTTCCAATGTATTAGGTAATAACATATTGTCATCATCAATACGCCATAAATATGTAGTAGTACACTCCTTACGCGCTCTTTCATGATTAGCTACTTGACCAATTCTAGCACCAGGCTCCCAAAACCACTGTATGTTTGCTAAAGACATAGCAGATAGTATATTGTTAAGCACATCATTCTTACGTGGATCCTCAAATGTATCATTGTCATCAAACACTATAACCTTGCCAGGCTTTTTATTCTGATTTAATAAAGAGGATAAAACAAGAGGTAGTGTTGTGTTGTGACGACCTCTAGTAGAAACAGTAGCAGTTACATCATTTAATATCATTACCTGTTATTTTATACTAAACTACTAAAAATACAAGTAATTACATAGTTTTTTAGCAAGGATGCATAAGTATACACGATGTTCTACAAACTTATAACTCAGACCCCTATCTGCGAGGGACTAGATTATTTAATAGAAGAGGGCAATAAAGACAAGCCTGCAAATATTTATGTTTCTGGTGTTTACATGGTAGCAGAAGAAAAGAACCGTAACAACCGTATTTACAGCCGTGAAGAAATGGCTCGTGAGGTGGAACGTTACAATGAAGAATTTGTAAAAACTAACAGAGCATTAGGTGAATTAGAACATCCAAATAGTGCTAATGTTAGCAGTGAAAGAGCGTGCCACCTTATTACAGAACTTCGCATGGATGGTAATGTAGTAAAAGGTAAAAGCAAAGTACTACGCACTCCATTGGGAGAAATCATGCGTTCATTAGTTATGGACGGTGTAAAAATGGGTATGTCGTCAAGAGCTTTAGGTACTGTAGATGAAAAGGGCGGTGTCAATTATGTAAGCAATATGAAGCTTATCACTGTTGACGCAGTTGCAGATCCTTCTGCGCCTGGTGCATTTGTTAACGGTATCCTTGAATCTAAGAATTTTATTATTAAACAAGATGGTCGTTACGAAGAAGTATACGACACATTTGAAAACAAGCTCGGATCGTTGCCTAAGAAAGACGTAGATCTATATCTTAGAGAGACAATTATTCGCTTTATTAACAATCTTAAATAATATGAATCAAAAGAAACAAATTGCAAGCTTTATTAAGCACGTAGTTGATAATAACTATTCTGCTGCTAATTCTACATTACAAGCAGTGATTAACGAAAAACTTAAACAACGTATCCAAAAAGCGGATGTAGCTTTAGCAAACAAAAGCAACAAAAAATCCTGATAATAAGGTACAATTTACTAAATATTTAATACGATATGAGCCAAGACATTTCCACAATTCTTAAAGAGGCAACAAAAGACCTCCTTTCCGAGGAATCGCTAAAAGCAGTTTCAGAAGCTGTTGAAGCAAAGGTTACCCTCGCTGTTGAAGCTGCTTTAGTCCAACAAGACGAAGAGTACTCAGCTAAGCTTGAAAAAGTTTTAGAAGCTATTGATGCTGATCATACAGCTAAGCTCACAAAGATTGTATCTCGTATTGATGATGTACATGCTTCACAATTACAGCGTGCATTAACAAAGATTGATGAAGATCACTCTACTAAACTTACAAAGCTTGTAAAGCTATATGAATCAGCTTTAACAAAGAATGCTGACGAATTTAAGAAGACTGTTGTGGAAAATGTTTCTTCTTATCTTGAACTCTATCTTGATAAAGCAATTCCTACAGAGCAAATTCAAGAAGCTACACAAAACACTCGCAACTCAAAGATCGTTGAAGAGATTAAACGTTTAGTAAGTCTTGACGAAACTTTCGTAAATGAAAGCATTAAAGAAGCTTTATTAGATGGTAAAAAGCAAATTGATGAAGCTATTGCAAAAGCTGCTGAAGCTCAAAAAGGTGCTCAACTATTAAGTGAAAAAGTACAAAAGCTTGAAGCAAACCTTTTATTAGAAAAGAAAGCTTCTGTATTGCCTTCCAACAAAAAAGCATATGTACAACGTGTGCTAGCTGAAAAGGATGCAAAGTTTATTAACGAAAACTTTAATTACGTTTTAGAAATGTATGAAAAGAGAGAAGAAGAGAACTTAGAAGTTCTTAAAGAATCCACAAAGCCAAAAACTCAAGGATTTGATATTATCAGAGAAGACAAACAAGTAAAGAACGTATCAAAGTCTTATAATTCAGCTGATGAGGACATCGGAGAGCAGTTCGTAGCTGAATCTTATGTACCTCTTCTTAAGAAGACAACATACTGATAAATAAATCAGATTTTTTTACAAAAGCCCGAGAAATCGGGCTTTTTTTTGTAAGTATATCTACACGTTGAAGTTCTGTTAAGAACTTGAGATATTGTTAGTTAAAAAAATTATTTAGATATGAAACAAATTAAACCTTCACAATCCTATATTGATAAGGATCGCGCAGGCCAACTTCTTAAGAAGTGGGCACCATTGCTTGAGCATGCAGATGATGCAACTCCAGCAATCAAAGACGATCACACAAAACTAAACACTGCTATTCTTCTTGAAAATCAAGAAAAGTGGTGCTTTGAAACATATGCAGGTGGCAATGTTGCTGGTGGCGCAAACAGCTCTTTCGGTACAAGCCTAAACGAGCCTAGCGTAACTGGTCGCTCAAGCGACTTCTATGCTTCTAACGATGCTCGTTTACCAAAGATCCTCATTCCGATGATCCGCCGTACTTTCCCAGAATTGATCACAAACGAAATCGTTGGTGTTCAACCTATGAGTGGTCCAGTTGGTCTAGCTTTTGCACTTCGTTATAAATACGATGCAAACCCACTCGGTGCTAATGCTATTGATAACGGCCCAACAAGCGCTAACGGTGCTCAAGGTTGGACCGCATCTTCAGACGGTACTGAAGTAGGTTGGAATTACCTCAACACCCAGTTCACAGGTACATCTGCTACCTTCTTGTCTGGTCTTGGTTCAGGTGATACTAACTTCCCAATCATTCAAAATGACCAAGGTATTGCTCAACTATTAAGCAACTTTGAATTAACAAGCAACATCCCACAGATGGTTGTTTCGTTTGAAAAGACTGCAGTTGAAGCTGGTACACGTCGTTTAGCAGCTCGTTGGTCCGTTGAACTTGAGCAAGATCTCAAGAACATGAACGGCATTGACATTGATAATGAACTTACCAATGCAATGAGCTACGAAATCCAAGCTGAAATTGACCGTGAAATGGTAATCCGTATGTGCCAAGTCGCTCTTAACGGTGGTGCTGGTCAGGGTTATTCATTCTGGAACGCTGCTTCAGCAGATGGCCGCTGGTTAGGTGAACGTAATCGTGACTTCTATGCACGTATTATTGTTGAAGCTAACCGTGTTGCTATCCGTAACCGTCGTGGCGCTGCAAACTTCATCATTGCTACACCTCGTGTTTGCGCAATGTTAGAAATGCTTCCTGAATTCCAATGGTTCTCGGTTAACGGTAACGTTAACACACAGCCAGTTGGTATCGCAAAAGTAGGTACTGTAGGCGGACGCTTTAGCGTTTACCGTGATACACGTACAGAAGCTCAATATCAGACAAATCAACGTCCTTCAACGAACGGTGGTTCTGCTGGTACAGCTACAGCTCCTCTTGAATACTGCTTACTCGGTTACAAGGGTGCTGAATACTATGATACCGGTATCGTTTACTGCCCATACATTCCTGTATTGGTACAACGTACAATCGGACCAAATGACTTCAGCCCACGTGTTGGTTTAATGACCCGTTATGGCGTTATTGACCACATCTTCGGTGCTCAGTTATACTATCACCTAATTATCGTTTCCGGCTTAGGTCAGGCATTCGTTCCTGGTACAGCTGCTCAAATGCTGTAATAAGCATTTTAACGATAGTTCGTTTAAAACAAAGAACCCGACCAGCAATGGTCGGGTTTCTTATTGCTTAAAATAAATTAAAACTTATTCGTGACAATTCCACTTACGCAATGCTAATGCCTTACGGGTTGGTTTACCGTTTGGTTTTTTCATCGGACCCTTTACACCACTCATACGTGCACAAAAGCTCTTACGTCGTTTAGCGGCTTTACTACCTGGTTTTAATTTGCTTGGTTTAGTAGTAACAGCCATTGATAAATGACTACCAGGATGCTGTCTACGATAACTTGTAATACCTTTACGGTTGAGACCACCAGAGGGGGATTTACCAGCTTTCTTCTGCCAAGTAGGTGCATGACCTTCAACAGGAAACGATTCGGTAAATTCTCTTAACAGACTTTCATACCTTGCATCAAAGTTTTTAAATAGCATATATATATTTATGCTTTGAAGTAAATATAAACAGATGAGCAAAAAAAAGCGATTACAAAAACAGAAGTTAGCTCAACAAAGTCAAAATAATACACCTGCTACTAAAGATAAAAGTCTTTTAGTACATCAGGCCGATAAACTGGAAAGACCGGTGATGATACGACAAAGGTCGGATTTGACAAACAGGCAAAAAGAATTTCTCAAATTAGCTTTAGATAACCACACCAAGATTGTTTTTATTACTGGTCCTTCTGGTAGTAGTAAGAGCTTTTTAGCAACATTAGTTGCTTTGGAATTATTAAACCTAAAAAAGGTTTCTGACTTAATATATATTCGTAGTATAGTTGAGAGTTCAGATAATAAAATGGGATATCTCCCAGGAGACGCAAACGAAAAGCTTACACCTTATCTTGAACCTTTAATGGAAAAGCTTGACGAGTTACTCTGTAAAGCTGACATTAATATGCTCATGAAAGAGAATCGTATAGAAGGTAAACCTACAGGATATCTTCGTGGTCTTTCTTGGAACGCTAAAGCCATTATTATGGACGAAGCACAAAACAGTACATTTAGAGAGTTAACCACACTGTTAACCCGTGTAGGTCAGTTCAGTAAACTATTTATTTGCGGAGACCCGATGCAATCCGATATTAACGGCAAATCGGGTTTTGAAAAAATGTGTAATGTGTTTAACGATGCTGAGAGCCGCGACAAAGGTATCCATGTCTTTACATTAACCGAGGCAGATATTGTACGTAGTGAAATTGTGCGATATATTGTAAAAAAGTTAGAATTATATAATAAGAAAAACTAACTTTTATAACTCAGTCAAGCGCACTGGCGAAAAAAAAATATTTTTTTTCTTAGAGATAAAAATGTAAAAACAATTACAATACGTAAATAATATTCCCTGCAACTAAAACTATGATATTTGACGAACAGATTTCCCGCAAACCTAACCACTATCCATGGACTGAAGAGTTTATTGAATCCATGCATAATGGATTCTGGACGCACAAGGAGTTCAGTTTTAAATCAGATGTGCAGCAGTTTAAAGTTAAGTTAAATGATCAAGAAAGAGAAATTATTATCCGTACCCTATCTGCTATTGGTCAAATAGAAGTGGCTGTAAAAACGTTCTGGGCTAAATTAGGAGAAAATTTACCTCATCCTTCATTACAAGATTTAGGCTACGTTATGGCTAACACAGAAGTTATTCATAACAATGCTTATGAAAGGCTACTCACTGTACTCGGTCTTGAAGACGTATTTGAAGAGAATCTTAAATTGGAATGGATACAAGGCCGTGTAAAGTATCTTAAGAAGTACACACACCGTTATTATAAAGACTCAAAGAAGCAGTATCTCTATGCTCTTATACTTTTTACATTATTTGTAGAAAACGTCTCGTTAATGAGTCAGTTCTACATTATTAACTGGTTTGCTCGTAATAAAAATGTACTTAAGGATACCGACCAACAAGTTAAATATACTCGTAACGAAGAGCATATACATGCTTTGGTTGGTATAAAGATCGTTAACACTATTAAAGAAGAGTATCCAGAACTCTTTGACGAGGAACTCACAGAAAGAGTTCTTGCTGAAGCTAAAGAAGCATATGAAAGCGAAGCAAAAATCATTGATTGGATGGTTAATGGTATTAATGCAGACGGATTAACTGCAGCTCACCTTAAAGAGTTTGTTAAAGACCGTATTAACGAATCTCTTAAAGGTATTGGGTTCCCAGAGGTGTATGAAACGGATTCTAAGCTTCTCAAAGATACTTCCTGGTTTAACGAAGAATTACTCGGTAATAATATGACCGACTTCTTTCACTCTCGTCCTGTAGAGTACTCTAAAAAGTCACAAAGCTTTTCAGAAGACGATTTATTTTAATAAAAAGTATACTATAATATATAAAAATGAGTAACAAGAACATTTACTGGCTGAATAGCGACTCTCGCAAATTCCTTGAACGTGGTTATCTCCTGGACGGAGAGACTGCTGAAAAGCGTATAAGAGATATAGCTGAAACAGCTGAAGACTACCTCAAGTTAAAAGGCTTTGCAGATAAGTTTGAAGACTATATGCATCAAGGCTTCTATTCCTTGGCTTCTCCTATTTGGTCAAACTTTGGCCGTAATCGTGGTTTACCTATCTCGTGCTTTGGTTCATACATTGACGACGATATGGATGCTATTCTGTACAAAATATCAGAAATAGGTACTATGTCAAAAGCTGGTGGTGGTACATCAGCTTACTTTGGTAAAATACGCCCTCGTGGTGCACCTATTTCATCTGGTGGTGAATCTACTGGCGTACACCATCAGTTAACCGTATTTGAATCGTTAACAGATTATATTTCACAAGGTAATGTACGTAGAGGCTCATTTGCTGCGTATTTACCTATTGATCACAAGGATGTTGAAGAGTTTTTAAAGATTAGAGGTGAAGGGGATGACATACAGAACCTTTCTATTGGTGTTTGTGTAACCGATGAATGGTTAAAGTCTATGATTGAAGGCGATAAAGAAAAGCGCCGCATTTGGGGCTTAGTTATTAAGAAGCGCTTTGAATCTGGTTATCCTTATATTTTCTTTACTGATAACGCTAACAATCAAGCACCGCAAGTATATAAAGATAAAAACATTAAGATTAATCAAAGCAACCTCTGTACGGAAATTATGTTATCAAACGATAATGAAGAGTCGTTTGTTTGTGATTTATCTTCTCTTAATTTTGAGCAATGGGACAGCTGGAAAAATACTGATGCGGTAGAAACATTAGTATACTTCCTTGATGCGGTAATGACTGAGTTTATTAATAAGACCGAAAAAATGAAGTTTATGGTGCATCCAAGAAACTTCGCTATTAATCAACGTGCACTCGGTATCGGTGCCCTCGGTTGGCATACATACCTTCAGTCCAAGATGATTGGGTTTGAAACGATGGAAGCTAAGCTACTTAACACTCAAATATGGAGCTTTGTTCGTAAGAAAGCAGATGCTGCTACCGCACAAATGGCTGTAGAATACGGTGAACCACCTTTACTCAAAGGTTATGGCCGTCGTAATGTAACTACACTTGCTGTAGCACCTACCACCTCTAGTTCGTTTATTCTCGGTCAAGCTTCTCCTTCAGTAGAGCCTCTAAACTCTAACTACTTTGTAAAAGATTTAGCTAAAGGTAAGTTTACATATAAGAACCCTTATCTAGAAGCTTTACTTGAAACTAAGAAAAAGAATACAGAAGGTGTTTGGAAGTCTATCCTTATGAAAGGTGGTTCAGTACAACATCTTGAGTTCCTTACACCTGAAGAAAAGGGCGTATTCAAGACGTTTGGTGAAATCAGTCAGAAAGAAATAGTAATTCAAGCTGCTGCTCGTCAAAAGTATATTGATCAAGGTCAATCATTAAACTTAATGATTCCACCTAGCACCAAACCAAAAGACGTTAACGAACTAATAGTATTTGCTTGGGAGAACGGTATTAAGAGTCTTTACTATCAACGTTCTGCTAACCCCGCACAAGAACTAGCTCGTTCAATATTATCTTGTGCTAGTTGTGAATCCTAATGAGTCTTGAGTTAGACGATACACACTGTGTTTGCAATAATGTTTCATTTAAAGAGATTATACATCTTGTTGATAAACATAAAGATATAAAAACGATTGAAGATCTGCAGCAATATTGTCATTGTGCAGATAGATGTAGTTATTGTGAATCTGATGTACAAAAAATTATTGATCACTTTAAAAGCATTAGATAG